GAGTCGTAGGAGAATTGCTTAAAGTACTCGCCTGAGCAAATAATGGCAATAAATCTGGATTGGTCTTCTCAATCTGATTTATAACCCACTTAACTCCAGCCCTTAGGAACGAAGTAATAGCTGCGTCTTTGCCAGTTACACTTCCCGCATAATAACTTATATCTGTACTAAAAGCCATTAACTTTGACCTGCCCTAGCTCTAGCTACACGTTCTCTTTTTAGAGTCTGTTTACTTTTACGCTTAGCTTTTTTTGCTTGAGACAATAACTTACCCGGAGACATTCTTTGTCGTTGAGCAAGTGCTTTTATCCTAGCTATATTATTAGCTTTGATAGCCTTCATTACTGCTTTTATTAAAGCTGGACTCATTTCTTCCTCTTTTTGGTAATCTTTATTTTACCACGATTTTTTATATTCTGTTGTCGACGGCTATTATCATTGACTTCTTCTTTGCCAGACTGCCAAGGGCCACCGATATCATTACTAGTTACTATTTTCATACTCCTCCTTTAGTCGAGGGGGGCAAAAAAGCCCCCCCTAACTTAGACATTTATGCCCATTTTAACAAGGTATGAGTTTCAGGTAAAGAAATTTCAAGACCTGCTTCGGTCAATACTTGATCTTTCCGTCCGTCAACATTGTTATTCTGTACATTGGTAATAATGTGCGTATCACGGGATACACCATTAGCAGCCAATGGGCGGTAAGCGACATTCTTAAGGTCTATCATAATAGCATAGTCTTCCCACATACCTCTAAATAGAGGCTGTTCGACTAGATGCAGATCACCATATAGAGTATTAACTCTAGTTACATGATGACCAAAAGCACCTTTAACGCCTTGGATATCTAAGCCATAACCATTTGATCCACCACTAGTTGTAGCGGTATGACCAAGTGCCATAGTATTACCTAAGAAAGAACTACTGCCGAGTTTGTTAAAGTAAGACAAGACCTTACGTGAAGCAAGAACGAGTTTATTACCGCTGTTGCCTGACTCCGGTGAAAAGACATCTTCCATCGCATCAATTATGTCGTCATAAGATGATCCAGAATAGGTAAAAGTTTTGATTTTACCATAAGCTTCTGTATAGGGTACAATACCCCATGACCGTCTTATTGGGCCAGTTGATGTGGAATCGTCAGTACCAATGCCAAACATCATTGCGTGCTCTAAATCCATCTTGTGTTCCATTAACTTCTCTTGCCATACTCGCTTGTATTCATTAGACACACCACGATACCGGGTTGCTAATGTAGTCCCACTAAACAAAGAGATTGCAGTTTTAAAAATCTGACAATATCCTTCCCTATCATAGAACTCGTCTTTCCATCCTTCAGGATCAGTTGATCCTTCAGCAAAAGCTGAACCAGTTACCTGACCTTTGCCATCGGCACGGAAGATCAATTTAGAAGCAGAAGCTTCCGTGATCTCACCGTTGACTGAACCTGTAGGCTTATAAACAACTTTTATAAAAGTACCATCAATTTCAGCATAAGCAGCATTGCTTACATCTGGAGTTGCGTTAATTTTATAATATGCTTTAGCTGCAGTTTCAGAACCGACACCTGCGTCAGAACCGTTTGCATCGTATTCACATTCAATTACAACAATCTGCCCTTCAAGAATGAAGTTCGGAAGTGTTGCTGCGGTTACGACCCTGCCATATTTATCATATAGACAATCAACCTGCAAGTTGGTAAGATTAAAGTTAGCATCACTACCGCTGTGAGCAGAGGTAGTCATTGCAGTTTTTACTTCAAAATTACGACGTTGCCATTGATGACGCTGTTCTAAGAATTTAAAAACAGGATCATCTGTAGGTTTCTTCGCTACTTTAGATAAATAAGTGAAGAATGGAGACTGTTTCGGAGCGAGTTCAGCAACTTTTTCGCCAAAATTGTACATTCGTCTTGAATGATCAATCGAGCTTGACTGCATACCTGCACCTGAACTGATGCTATATACGTTTGCCATAGTTAACTCCTATTAATTTTTAACTCCAAGGATTCTGTTTATCATAGTCAGCAATCATGCTATCTATGATCTTATCTTCTATAGAACCCTCATTCTGTCTACTTTGAGAAGGCATAACCCCCATCGATGCAGGTACTTGCTGTGCCCTCTTCACTTGCTGAAAATCTCCCGAAGGAGCTGCTTGTGTTTGAGGGGAGCCATAGCCCTTATCAGTGGCATATAATTTCCAAAGATTTTCAATACTGATAGAAGACGGGTCAGACATAACTCGAATAAAGTCATCTGCAGTATTCTGATCAACTTTATAGTTGCTCATTACTTGCTGTCTTACTCCATTAAGTTGTTCTGCTTGCTTCTGTTCTGCATCACGACGCTGAATATCTTCTGTGCGTGTTTTTCTCAACTGATCACGTTCATCTTGCATCATAGCCATTTGGTACTCAAACTGTAAGTTCTTGTACTCATCCATGTCATCACGCCATGATTGTTCCTGTTGAACAAATTTTGCACTTTCAGAAGAAGGATCAGACATCGCTTCATCCATTGAATAATTATAAGGTTTCTGCGGTTTCTCTGGTGGAGCTGGAAATTCTGGTTCAGATTCAACTTCAGGTTCTTGCTGCGGTTGTTGAGGTGCCTGTTGAGTAACCATTGTATTAAATTGCTGCTGCAACTGATCACGCTCATTACGCATCTTATCGGCCTGAGATTGCCAATACTGATACCGAACTTCATCATTGCCCATTTCTGGTGGGCTTGAAGGTTCTTCTTGAATTGGAACTGGAGCAGCTTCTGCTACAGGCTCCTTATCCTCAAAGGCTTCCGAGACACTACCTTGTTCTCCACCGAATATGACATCATCAACTAAAGAACCCTCTTGTTCTTGTAGATCAACTGAATGAGTTTCTACTAGAGGGGTATCTACTATCTGTTGTGTTTCAGCCATAATATTCTCCTATTTTTTAGACTGCCTCTTCTTAGGGCTTGAAGAAGGTGAGCCTGTTTTTGAAGCAGCTTCTGCTACTTCTTTTTTAGTTTGCCCTAAAGCGTCATCTAGGCGTTTCTCAAATAGAGTGCCAGACATTTTTGCTCGATTTGAAGTTGCCTTCAGATCGGACTTTGTTTTTTCGACTTCGGCTTTCATCTTGGCGTGATATACTTCACGCTCTCTTGTTTGCAGGTCTCCCTGCATTTGTTTGATTGTTTCAGTTGCCTGCTGTAATTGCGATTGCAACTGTTGTATCAAATCTGTTCTCTGCAAGACGCCTTCCATATCAAAGACTTCTGTCTTCTTTAAGACTTCTTGCTTATCAATGATACCTTTCTCATAAGCATCCATGTACATCTCAAGTTGTGCCATCCTATTTGTAGGCATGGTAGAACCTGTGACTACTACTACATCATACTTTCCAACAGTTATATCATTTAAAACTTTTATTTCACCAGAGTGATCGTCATATAGCCTTTTATTGACAGTATACTCACTTAATGAGTTATTGGGCTGGATAAGCCTGACAATCTTCTGTGTAGTGTATAATTGCTGCATCATAGGTATTGCTACCTGTCCTATTCTATTTAGACCAGCCTCTATATCAGCAAGTTTACTTTTCATTTTTCTTTGACCAAACTCATCAAGGCTTACTGTAGCCTTATATGTATGAGGAGCGACTGCAGAATTACCCATCTGCATCTCGTATAATCCTAACTGATGATCAATATCATTCTTTGCTGTATTTTCATTAGAGTATAATTCATTCGGTAGGGGAGTTGGCTGAACTGGGGTTGGTTGGCCCTGATCAAAGTCTACTTCGATGGCTACTCCGGGCTGGGCCCACTTCTGCTCAAACTCCCTCATATCTACCGAACCTGATGGTATCAAAATTTTTGTATTAGTACTAGTGGTCGCATGGGCAATAATCAAACTTCTCGTTTTATTGATATACTCTTGCATACCTTTTACCATGCGAACATCCGACATAGGGTAGGGGGTACGAGTATGCTGATTCATAAAGAATACTAGAGGATATTGATCAATAGGAAGGACACGAGAATACAAATGTTTATCGCCCATTATGACACATTGCTTAATTCTTTTTGTTGGGACAACGACTACTTCTATTTGTCCCTTATCTATCAACTCTTTGAAAGTAATTTCTTCTATTTCTGGCTCATCAGGTAAGTCCAGTTTACCTTGTTGACGACTTGCCTCAACTTTCTGTGAGTACATTTCTTGTAATTGCTGCATAACTTTCTGTGCCTGCTCTGGCTCTACAATAACCTGTCCCTGTACAATCCAAGCTGGCTGTTGAATATATTTCTCATATTCTTTTTCAGTAAGTAAATCTTCATCCCCAGTCATACTCTCGAATACACGATAATGATCTACCATCAAATAATAGTACCTCTCGTATCCTCTAACATATTCATCGCTATCACCGAAACTAACTAATGTTTGAGTCTCTGGAGTCTCAGGCCAAGTAGTCTCTCCATCATCTTCTCTTCCTGTCGTTGGTCTATCGGATAAAAAATTATCTGTAGTAGCATTACTTATCGCTTTTTTATACATTGGATAAAGTGCTTTTGCCTGATCCTTTGTATAAAGCCTTGAAATAATAACATTCTGTGCATCATCACAATGAGGGCTCCTAGAATTAGGATCGATATAAACATCAAGCGGGTCTATATCATGTATACAAACTTCACCCTTTCCCATATCCATCATGGGATCAATATAAACCAAAGCACATCCCATTCCAGTAACATAATAGTCATCTACAATTCGTCTAAGAACTACATTACCTTCTGATATTGACCATATATATTCAAGTAGTCCATTAATTGCCTGAGCTACTCTATTATCACTATCTTCTCTTGGGGAAACTCTGAACGAAGGCTTATTAGCAGTAATCAGGGCTTTCGCAGCTTCTACTGCTGGATGTATCCTATTTACAACAATAGCAGCCTGTCCACGCTCTTCAAGAACACGCTTTTGGTCGGATGTCCATTGCTTTCCAAGCCTGAATTCCTTATCTTCTTGGGCATGACTAGCCCATACTTCCCGCTTTTGTGAATATGTTTTCCACAATTGCTGAGTCTCTTCGACGAGTTTTTTGCCGGATTTTGCAGATTTTGAATTATAAGCCATCTATTAATATTACAACCTACATAGTAAGCCAGTCAAGTAGTTTATTGCGTTTTTCTTCAAGTTCTTCTTTAGGGTCAAATTCATCCTTTTTTATCCTACATGGCCTCGATCCTTCCAAAGCAGTCCAAATAGCATCCATTATATCATCATTCTTACCTTTTGGATAAGATAAGAACTCTTGTTGAGCAGTTAAATCTTGTGGTCTAAAGTGAAACTCACCCTTAGCAAGGGATGGAACCAAGGATAAGAGTCTTTCACTCTTCCTATTCCTAGGCTTCACACCCTTCTCTAGACCGGGTATATATAAATTCTTTTCTAACATGAGTGCTCTTGTCGCACTTCTTAACGCTTCTTGGTATGCAACAGTTTCAATCTTCATTCTTTTTGGATGGTATCTCTCAAAAATATCAATAATCTTCTGAGGTTGTTTCGCAGGATCGAGTCTTTCCCTAAAAATGTCGACAATGTACTTATTATTATCAGCATCAATAGCAACGGTAGCAATAACGAAATAGTCAGCACGGGCACTAAGACTAGATGCAGGATCAACTCCCGTATAGAGTTCAACGGGTATAATTTTCTTCTCATCACTTATACTCCTCACCAAACATGATTGGTTATTTATCATTTCATAGTCATAATGATGAAGTTTTATATAGTCTGGCTTAAATGGAGCGTCATCTGGAGATTGAGCAATATTCATGTATTCTTGATAGAATCCATTTATATTACCCACACTCTCGAATTCACTCTTTATCTGAAGAATCCTCTTCTTAGGGAACCTCTCAGGCCAGATACTCTTCTCATCATCATCCCAGATGCTATACCATAGAACATTCCAAGCAGGGCTATCCTTAGCCCAATATAAGAAACAATCCTCAGAAATAACAGTACCAATCATAACAATTCTCCCTTCATCAGAAAGAGAAGGTATTACGGCTTCTGTCATCCACTTCCTATTCTTTGTCCGAGCTTCAGCGGTAAGTGCATTCAATTCAGATTCGAAATCGTCTACAATAATAACATTAGGTCTCGTATCACCTTCGATGAAACCACGAACCCTTTGACCAGTACCCACAGCAATTACACGAGCACCGTTCTTTAATATAATGTCAGAACCTGTCCATCTTCTAGCAGTGCTAGAACCAAAATCACCAAATATATCGATAAAATTATCACTATGTTCCAAATGATACTTAATACGACTCAGGAAGTTTATGGACTGAGCCTGTGATTCTGATATTATTACAATAAATAAATCTTCTTCTGGCTTCTTATAAGCCACTTTATACATAGGATAGATGAGACTACATACAGTGCTCTTAGCTGTTCCTCTTGGTGCAGCGATCAAAACACGACTCATCTCAGAATTCCTTAGATTTTTATATATATCACGATGAAAGGGTGGTGTATCCTTAGCAAGTGCTTTTGGAAAGCAATATTTACCAAACCATCCCATATCTCGCTGAAATTCTTTCTTCTCCTTAGCGAGAGCATAGACTGCTTCGTAATCAGTGCTTGGACTTTGAAGCCCGTTTTGGCTTATAGCTTCCACGTTTTTTCCTACTACTTACTTTCTTCTTCTTCTTCTGACGTCGATTCCACCCCATGAGTTTCCTCCGTTTGAGTTGCTTTAAACAATTTCTTCTGCTCATGAATATCAGCTAAGGTATTCTCAACAGTAGACGCCTCTATCTGTTTAGTAGTGATTATCTTATTTTTATTCTTCATACTATTCATATCCATAAGTCTATCAAGTACAGATATAGCTATCTTGGGATCACCCTCTGGGCCCATTTTTTCATCGGCATCCCAATCCATTACTTTATCTAATACTGCAGCTAATGCTCTCGCAGTATCCATCTTACCTATAGGAAACTTATCTAGAATCTGATCTAATTCTTCCTTTACCATATCTCCAAACTCCTTTGTTCTTATTGTTCTTGTTATATGATGTTTTTTACTTCGTCTTATGGGGCCGTATACCAGTCTAATAGCCCTCTCTTTAGTCATACCCGGCTGTGCCATATAGTATGCTAACTTCTGGAAATGATATTTACTCTTTATATATTTTCCACGATTCTCTTTTCCAGACAATGTATAATTATTTAGACGCCCCGTAGATTTGACAGAGGCATTCTCATCAGTCATAATAGCCAGTCCCCAAGGATATTTGACCTTTACTCTTCCAGTCTTTAGCGTACCCTTCTTAAGACAGAGAGATACCTCTCCTTCTTCAGTTATACCATACTCACCCTCTTCTGCTAAGAAAGGGTGCTTATAAGACAAACCCAGCTTATCAGCCTCTTCTACTGTATAAACTGGGTATTCTCTACCTGAGGTTATCTCTATTCGCACAAAGTACGATTAAGGCTTATCCTTACCACGCTGGGTATAAGTGCCCCTAGTTATAACTGGGGTCTTCTTTATTATAACTGGGGTCTTCTTTACTGTTGCTTTAACAGTCTTCTTAGCCGTTTTTTTCTTATCATCAGCCATTTTATACTCCTTAATATTCCCTAACTTTAGGGTCTTTTTTAACTTTAAAACCTAATCTTTTCATCTTCTGCCTCTTACTCTCAGCCTTATTAGCTAATCTAATTTTAGGTTTCGGATTGTTTCTAGCGGCCTGTTTAACTGCCATGCCAGCTTCTTGAATTTTAATCTTTGGTAAGACACTGGGGACTAGATTCAAAGAATGCGATCTATTCACTTCCTGCAAAAACTCTTTTGGGGCAAGTTGAATCCACCCCTTTGCTCTAACTGAGGCTTCTAAAGCATCTTGTACTGCAGGAGCAATACCTTTTCTTAGTAATCCTGCTTTCCATAAATCCATTATTTGCTTAGAAGTTGAGACTAATACTTTTCCTATCGCCATATCTACTCCTTATCATGTCTCCATTGCTCTTCTTATCCAGCCAACAATAAAGTCAGATAGTTTAGGTTTACGCTTTACTAGATCAGTATAGTATAATATTCTATACACCTTTAATCTAGAATTGTCAATCTTTTTTGATGCTGCAATAGTATTTCTACCTATTAGACCATCTACCACCAGCTTACATCCCTTTGAATTGCAAGCCTCTTGTAAAATTTTTACAGCTCTACGCTGACCCATATTAACTACCATGTCAAAATATGTCCATCTTAAGGTTCCGGGTACTGAAATAGCCCTAGAAGGGTTCCAATAACTCTTCTTATATATCTCAATTGCCCTTTCTTCGGTAAGATTCTTTATATCCTCATCAGGATGACTACGCTTGGCTATACCATAATTAGTCTCCCCACCGGGATCATTCGGATGGTTTACATATCCACCCTCTCTTTTAAGGACATCTTCTATTAAATCTTTAAACTCCATCAAGTATTTCTCCCGTTTATTCTACCTTTGAGATACGCAAGATCATCAGTAACATCGTTCAGTTCTTTCACAATATCTTCCCTATGTCTTTGACTAATATCATCTGATTTATTCCATCTTTCGATCAATTTTATTGTAATCCCCTCAACATTTTGCATTGTCGTTTCAATTTTAGAAATATGCACTCTCATATCATCTAAATCATCATTTTGTACCCTCTGGCTCTTGATCAGATTCATTATCATCATTACAAACAATGATACAATTATTCCAATCGCACCGTATTCCATGTATACTTCCATCATATAGCTCTAGCCTTGTATCCCTAGTGTTATTCATAACCCACTTAACATTAGGAAAAATAAGAGGGGCCCCTCTAAAACGGTACTTCATCGATCTCAGCATTTACGCTCGCATTGTGCGAGATTTCGCCATTATTAAGACTCTCGAAGAGTCCGACGACTCTGTGGTAATGATCTTCTCTTCTTGTCTGAGCCATGAAGCCCGTTATTTCTTCCATATCTCTATAAATCTTTTGATAATCCAACGATTCATCGCTCTTAATATAACTATTTATATTGAATCCTGCCACTTATTTCTCCTTACCTGCCTTGACCTCTATATCTCTTAATATAACGCCTTTTAGAGCCGCTATGGCCATACTTCGTGAGGGTAGAAGAACCCTGTGAGGTCTTCTTTCCCCTCTTCTGGGGTCTGTTAGTTACCATGTTACCAAAGACTTATCATAAAAGCGTCATACTTTCTTTTTAATCAAAATTAAATAAGAAATACTATATAATACAATAGTAAAGTATCACTTTAACGCTCCTTAGATAAGTGCTGTAATAGCAAGGGACTAGGGGATTATCCAAAAAATAATAAAAAAATATTTTAAAATAAAGCAAGGAATCCTAGAAACTTACTCTAGAATGGGAGTACGGGATATACAGGTTGCTACTCCCCCTCGGATTTCACCGGCATGGGGTGCCTTGCCCGTTGAAATCTATCGAGGTCGAGCTTAACGCAATGTATTGCCCCCTGCCAACATCTCGGGATGTTTAGATGTGTCTTATGTGGATACTATGGCATCCATCTTCTTATAACCCATAACCACGGAGTACGTGATATGGCTGATAAAAAGACTGACAACTTCGTCTCTGACGCAGTTTTCAGCAACACATCAGCAGGTCGTACCTTCAGGGGAGAGTTCGAACCAGAACGAGATAGAGATGGTAGAATCATCTACACCTCTAATCTCAAGGTTCGTACACTCCAAGTAACCAAGCAGTTTAGACTGGTCATACCAGCCAAAACTGTTGCAAAGATAGCCAAAGCTTCAGAGAAGCTTAAGCAACCATTGCAAGTTACTGAAGGTGTCGACTACCGATTGGTAGGAGAGCCCACAGAGTTCAAGGGAACTGATGAGCTTCCTCCATCGGCAGTAGCCTACTACAAGCCTGTTGTCCTCAGGGACAGCATTAGCTGGTAGTAGTCCACCTGCACGGATAGTACATACTGTTGAGCAAGCAACAGTTGGTATGTACTATCCTTTTTAGTGTGTTACTATTACGATGAGCAGGACGCTATAATAGTAACACAGGGTTGGTACAGGTATGTATCAACTAAAGACTTATCCCAAAAGATACATTTGTACACAACTTAAATGTATCGTATGCTAAGAAAGCAGGGACAATTGTGGATTGTGTTAACGCTTAGAAGCTGGAGATTCTAAGTATCAAGTAACAGAGCGTCCATGGAGGAGAGATGGATACTATGGGTTATACCATAGTATTATAACCTATCTCTCAAATCTTTAACAATCAAATGTGGGATAACAAGGCAAGTTCATAGGGAAAATAGTCGTAGATGATACAGCCCTTATTTGAACTCTTGATGAAACACATTACTCGGATTATGAGAGAATATAAGGGTACCATACCCCTCGAAGTTGAGCTTAATGAAGCAGTGGTCATGTGAAGCCCAATAGGGATGTAAAGCATGCAATATTGGGAAGTGTCCTGCACTCTGTAAGGAGGACATCCGTAACAGATGATGTGAAGGAGCCCAGCGACTATATTCTCTCATATTTCCTTAATAAAGAGGTAATAATAATGAATGATGAATATCCATATAATATTGAATTTGGTAATGGAAGAACCAAAGAAGAGATGGATAAGATGCAATTAGCCCAAATAAAGGCTAAGCTTGAAGCTAAAATAGCTGAAGCAGATGAATATGGGAAATTAATAGAGAAGAGAATGAAGGGATTAATATAGTATGTATCTTGAGTATTTATTAAACATCGGGCTTATAGTGTGCCTGATTAATATCTTGGTATTAATAAAACACTACCGGGCATGCGGTGCAAGGAGCTTAGGTTCTGGTAAGAATCATGACTAAAGATAGTATAAAGCAGAGTGTCCACACACTTTATAAAAACGTGGTTCTATCAAATTTAGGGTTATTTGTAGCTTACAACGTAGATATTATAGGTAAGCCGACTTAAGTGTAACGGTCTTTTGATACATTTCAAATACAGATAGCCCTATAATTAGGAGAGAAGCAACAGAAAGTCAGTATAATGTTGTGGTAATATGATACGGTAGCCCCGTGAATCTTTGGTAAATCTAAAGTGGCGTTCCATATGCCTAAGTGGTTCTGACAAGACTTCTTAAAGTTAATGCCAACACCTTTGATGTGGTACAGAAGGAAATAGCAAAAACGGCTTCCCTAGTTTTGAGAGATTGAATCACTTTGACTGATAATACCTACCATCTAAGAAGCCTAGTCGTGCTTTTTATCTAAGACCATATAGAGATTTGGTCGGTTTGGCTATCAGTCATTGAGGTTCATTATCATGTGGTTTAAACTGTCTTAAATATTGGTGAGTGGCGGGAGCCATGACTATAGTTATAAGTTTAATTATTTGTAGATGAGTTAAAATTCCCGCTAAATTTTCCTTAACTCCTACAACGAAGTGTAAGATAAGCTTGCATGTAGATGTATTCTTTATTATATTTTTAATGAACATTTGACAATTAATATTATATTTGGACGTATGCTAATAATGCCCTTGGAATGGGGGCATAAGCAACATTAATACTGTAAAAAATCATTGACGGGCGAGTGCCTGAGATGAAGCCTGTGTGCCAAGCTGAGCATAGGACAGAACACCCGCAGGGGTTTATTAATGGTATGAGAAGTGAAACAATGGATCAGATACTGTTTCAGAACCTCACTCATTGCAGGTGGCCCGAGTACAGGCCAACATCTGAACCCTGTCGTCCAATAATTTTTCAAAAAGGATGAGTAATGACTACAAAGAAAAATCATAACAAAGACAATCGATATAGATTGCAAGAAATCTCTATTAAAGAGATAATCAATAAGTACCCAGATAAGTATGTAGGTACTTATCAAAGAGGTAAACATACTGTATTAACATTGGATACTTGTAAAATAGTATTCAGAAATGATCAAAAGGAGGGCAAATTATGAGTAGCCCAGTATTTTACTCATTCGTATTACTCGTATCATTAATGGGCATATTTGTCGTAATGACAGCCCATAAAATACATGAGATATGCGACAAAATGAATAAGTTAGATTATAGAATGAATTGTCTTGATGAAGCTCATCGTATAGATGAAGACAATACAATAAATTTTATGATAAAGACTGATATGAGAATTGATGCTCTTGAGGCAAAGAATAAAATCTTACTTAAGTTTTTAAATACTTCTTGGACAGAGGTATTAAAGGAAACAGCCCCAAAAATATCAATTCAAGATGCTATTGATGCTCATTTTACTGAAAATGAGGCAGAATCACCTAATGATACTAAAAATCGTGAATATTGGTTCAAAAAAGGATTTATGGACTGATGGATATTACAGATGGTAGTATTGAGTCAATTGAAAACTCTATTGAATGCTGGATAGAAACGCAGATAAAGCAAGCAAAAGAAGACGCAGCAATACAACTTATTCAAACTGAAATGAATGCGAAGAAAGAATTACTTAAAAAGATAACAAATGTTAACCCCCCAAGCCCAAAGCGAAGGGGAAAGAGTATGTCGTTGGTTAAAAAGACAACAGGTCAACAGGCTGACTCTTTAAAAAAGTGATACTTGGTATGGCAACCACTTCGCAGAATTTCATCGAAAAGAGCCGTGTTAAAGGGAAGCGAAAGCTACACAGAGTTTTAGAAACTTGCACGGCTCATTAATTAAAAAGGAAAACAAATGACAATTAAAAAAATTAGTAAAAATGTTATATCTATTAAAGACTCTAATAATAAAAAGATAATATATGTTACACAGTCTTATTGTTCTCATAAAAACAGAAAAGAACGTAATCGTATTAATCAATGGTTTAAAGAATTTTATGGAAAAGACAAAGAAATTCTAAGATTAAATAAGATTATAGAAAAACAACACGAAGATATAATTAAATTAAAGAAAGGAAGAAGATGAATCAACCAGAAGGAATCGCACAAAGAAGACTCTTGAGAATTATAAATTTTTATAAAAGTCTCATCGATGATGGTAAATTAAAAGAAGGTGGAGCAGGACATACCAGATATAACGAGTTGAGAGATAGATACAATAGTATCAGGTGGCAAAAAGCCATGAGAAATGGGCAGGGCAACAGCCCTATTGTATGAGTATGTCAATACAGATGGATGAAGATGACCCAAAAGTAGATGCATTCTATGAAACGAATCATCTAAAGAAAACAAGCTTTGAAGGAAGGGTAAGTAAAGGAGATGGCGATGGCTATGTATTTGCTTACTTTATTCCAGATAAGTCCGTCAAAAGAGATCAGGAACTGATAGTATGGGATATTAAAGCACCTTTTGACGAGCCTTTTAAACAAAGAGCTTTAGCTAAGATAAGACAATTAGTTAAAGTAATACTTGAAAAGGAGAAAAAATGACTATATTTGAAGTAGTTATATTACTCGGTGGATTCGCAACAGGCGTAATTCTTATGTCCTTGTATTATATTTTACCCCTAAGGAGACTCAGATATCAAATGAAGAGACTTAGAGGACAAGTATATTACTGGTCAAAGCAAATTCCTGTTAAACGGAAACCCGGTAGACCTAAAAAAAAACATAGTTGCATACGTATGTAATAATGATCCGAGTGGTGTGCAGAGTTTCAAATAAAATAAGAAACGTGTACAATGTTAAAGAGTGACACTTTTAATTGATCAACCTAAACCTTAATTAAGGAGGTGCTACCATGGCTAATGTCACAGTAGTTTCATATCACAACGGTGGTATGCCCAGAGAAATGGAAGGAAATACTCCAGCTGAATTAGCTAGGATTATGGATATTTCATTAACTGGGGTAAAAGTGTATGTCGATGATGATGAGGTTAAAACCTCAAAACACCTAGCTGACGATGATATTGTATCATTTCAGCGAAGTAAAGTATCCTCTGGATGCTAATCGTCTGAGACAGCAGTAAGCTGGTGGAGTACTATTTATAGTATAAAGCCAGCTTCTGCCACTTTAAGTGAATTTAATAACTTAAATAATAATAGGAGATAGAGTAATGACAAAAGTATACAATGCATTACCAAAAGCCTTATCACCTGTTGTAGACATAAATGATATGCCAATTGAGCATACTTCTGTGGGATACAAAGAAAGAATTCTTAAATTAATTAATAAAATGTTTAAAATAGATGAACAGACTGAAATCTATGAAAATTTAGACAAATATTATGATATGATTTGGAACAAGATTAAAGACCCTAATAAAAAATATGGCGTTGTTGCCATAGATGGGTACAAAAATGATCCAGAGGGAAATGATGATAGAGCTTTAGTATTTTATATGGGAATACCCAAACTAAGAGGTCGTAGAATAACATACCTTGAAAAGGTATACATGAAGTTGACATATTCTTATGGTCAACATCCTATGATATCTTATTTCAATTCAGTTATAGAAAAAGGTGATAAGCCTTCTTTCAATTTTCGCCAAGCAGTAGAATGTTGGCATCCACATATCTCGGGACATAATCCTTGTACAGGTGCATTTGGCCCTGATTATGTGAAATTGTGGCGACTGGGCAACTTCTTAATGTTTCTTATGACTTGTAACCAATTCTTAAATACTTGGAATGGTAGATCAGCATACTGGAATATTAATAGGCGTCAAATAAAGACAGAACTTGGCAATGAAGAGATTACTATTGGTAGAATCAAAAATCTGAAAAATAGAGTCTTACGAAGAGATATACCAGAAGAAGTCTGTATAGAGTTTATTAGAAGTTGGCTTCCTTTAATAAAATATGAAAATATTGAAGATGCTATAAATTTCTTAGTACAAATAAAGTCTGAGATGATATTAGCTGAAGAGTTGATATTTAATAGAGACAACATAAGAAATAATGGACTCTCTATATCTAATGAAATAGCTGAAGCATGTCTTGAAGCTGGTGCTAATATAAATAGTGATCATCATAAATCATGGACTATTAGTGGAAATCATAGATTCAGAAATAATATGAACCATATTATTCTTGAAATTAATAATGATGGAGAGTTTGAACAGAATAATTACTCATTTAGTTTTCAAAGAGTTCTGACTCATTTTGATGATACTGGACAAAGTTGGACTAATTATACAAAGATGAAAGGAATCTTAGCATGTATGTCAGAAACTATAAATGCTGCTTGGTTTTCTACATCTGATATTAGTTCTTATAGAACTTTGATAAGAGAGGATGATATAGTTCCTTGGTTTATTAAACTTTGGGGTAAGTATTATCATTTTCATGATGTAGCATTACAAAATTTCTGTGATAACTATACTGAATCAAATATTAAAAGATTAGTTCACAGAGCTCAACCTTATAGTGGTACTATTACTGCTAAAAGTTTAAAAGAACCAATTGAAAGAAAACTACATAACAGAAGATTAAGAGTAAGACGATGTTTAAGAACAAGATACCAAAGAATATTAAATAAAATAGATTTTAATAATGCTATGAATGATCTTGTGCAAGAACATTTTCATTATGAACTAATGGATGAAGAAGTTTATCTAAGTACTGTAGATAATGTTACAGATAGAATACCAGTAATAGATAAGGGTCTCTTTTGGAGAGATATTGGTGCAACATATGATAGTAAACGTATAAATAATGTTATCAATCTATTTGTAGACCAACGTGTTCCTAAAGATATGAAAGAACTAGTGGTAGCATATCATAAGTTAAAAGAAAAATTGCTACATATTGAACGTGAATGCTTAGCATTCCATTACAGAATGAACCTAAGGAGGTTAGAGAAAAATGTGCAAACTAATAATACCGAAGAAAATACACAACAAATACCTCTATTTTTTGACTAAGTTCAAGAAATTAGAGTGGTCTGGCCCTGCTTGGTACAAGGTTAAGACTGATGAAGATGGATATCCTAAAGAGTGGAAAATAATACATTTCCATCCTTTGAATTTAGGTAGTGCTGCATCAACTGAGTTTGAATCAGATGATATGGCTAAAATTCTAAAGAAAACATTCACGGAGTGTCCAGCTACTAAAAAAGCTAATATTGGACTAATTCATAGCCATAATACTATGGGAGCTTTCTTATCTAGTACAGATCAAAGTACTATAGAAGATATGGCACCAAATGAAGGATTCTATGGTAGTTTAGTAGTGGCAAGTTCAGGTAAAGCTACTGAAGCTTTTGGATTTGGATATAAAGATCAATATAAAGCTTCTCATTGTGTTCTAATAGATGAGAGTGATATAGATATCCAAAATAATATCAAAATTCTAGAAGAATGGGAATTGATAGCAAAAGAGATTGAGAATAATAAAGTTCCAGTATCTACTCAAATTAAAACATATGCAGGTACTCAAGTTTACAATGGTCAGAATAATTGGATTAATCAACATCAATCTAATCATAATCAGACAAGACTGTTTCAAGATAGTAAAGTTACCAGTGTACAACAACAAAAGATAGATACTATTGTTGAATTACACTTTCAAGGTAAGTTAACTGATATTGATGCAGAAAATAAATTATGTAAACTTGGTATTGATGCGTTAACTGCAATGAAGTTATTATATCCTTATGATCCCTATCAAACTGGTTATCTTGTATGACCAATCAAAATAGGTTTCTAAGAAATAAGGATTTAATCCCACAGAAAAAACTAGATCAAATTGGTTTAGTTGGATTAGGAGGTATCGGTTCACAGCTGGTACCTCTGTTGTCCATTATGGGTTTTAGGAAAATAATAGGTTATGATCATGATACTCTTGAAGAGCATAATTTATCAACCACATTATATCCTCAAGCCTTTAGTGGTAGATATAAGTCTACTGCTGCGAATGCTATAGGATACTCATATATGGATGATACACAGAGTATTGACTGTAAAGATGAACTCTATGATGAAGATAGTCCTACGTTCCCTAAAATGATTGTTTGTTTAGACAATATGGAGGGTAGATTAATTGCCTATAATAAATGGTTAGAACAACCTAATAGGCAGTTCTTTATAGATTTGCGTATGGGTGCTATGGCTATGGAAATTGTAACAGCTACTAAGAAATTTGATAAGTATCTTGATAGTTGGTTACCTACAAATGAGATAGCAGAAGAGCCTTGTACAATGAAGCATACTATCTTTACTGCAGCTATAGTTGGAGGTTTTGGTGTTGACCAAGTCTTTAATGTAGTTGCAAAAAGACCTTATTACTTGTACATTTGGATAGGCTTAATGCCATTAAAAATGCGAACTGAACAGTTAATAATTAATACATAGGATGGTATATGGATATTAAAGTTAGGAAAATATCTACTGATTGGAAAGTGTTGCCCAATGGGTTGACTTGGTATTTTATCGGTCAACCCAAAACGGGTAAATCAACACAAGCTAGTCAATGGAGTAAAAATGGAGCAGACGGATGTCTCTTAATAGATACAGACTTAGGCTCAGATTTTGTTGATAAAGCAAATACAGTTACAGTAACATGCCTAAATACACCTACTAGACCTCAAATGTTTGAAGGAAAACAAATTGTTGAAAAGGGAACCCCTTTGACAGAAGTTATTCCTAATGACGAAAGAGATCATTATCACAGAACTGGTGATAGTGTAGGTGAACCAATGGAAGTATATTCCATGGTAGAGGTATATTACTGGCTTAAGGAAAACTTGAAAAAGCTTCCTTATGATACAATTGCTATTGATACTCTTGATCACATAAATAGATGGATAGAAGACGAAGTATGTGATGAAAGAGGTCAAGTAGCAATGGGTGATGCAAGCTCATGGGGACAAGACTGGGCACAAGCTAGAAAGAAAAATCTTGATATAATCAGGAAATTTCAACGGCTGTGCAAATCTTTAAATAAGAATCTTGTTCTAGTAAGTCATGCAAAACCAACATCAGTCACAGACGGCAAGAGTCAGCTGGGGCCACAACTGCCGGGAGGTCTGGCAATTGGAGTAACTGCTTCAGCAGATGTAATTGGATACACTACCGCAAGTAAAGAAGATGGAAAGTTCTATATTTCTTTCCAATCTTATGATGAAAGAGCTGTGGGCAGCAGATTGAAACCGCTTGCCCAAAAAGTTCTTGATTTCGATTACGATAGTGTAATGAACGAAATCCTTAAATTCAAAGAAAAGGAGTAGCGTATGCCGTATAGAGGTTCTTACGAAGCTAAAAGAACAAATTCAGGTAAAAGCCCTTGGTTAGGATTCCAAGATGTTGCTTTAACTGATTTTGTTAATAAATCAGATCAATATGAAAATCTGGATGTGTACATAGAGGTACATTTCAGGAATGAGAATAGTCAATTTCCTACTAAATATAATTTATTGGGAAGTTTTGATTATGAATCAGATGGGACTATTTCTGGTGATAGTAGCTTGTTAAAAAAGATACTCTACTTAACAGATGCTCTCGGATGGGACGGTGGTATAAATACCAAAGGAGAATGGGTTGATGGTGATGATAATGTCTTAGAAGACGATGTCGCACTAACATTAAATGCTCATTTTACACAAGCCAATTATGGAATAGACAACCATGATACACCTTATTATATTTTTGTTTACAGCAAATGGGATGATAAGGCAAAAAGAGCTTACCCAACCGTATGCCCTAAGGTAGTTAAAAATGACGAAAAAGGTCGGACTGATCTTGAAAGTTATATTAACTTCATGAAGGCTAAAAAGTATATTGTTGAGCACGACGCAAATGAGAAAGTTGTTAATAGTGTATCACCTAGAAGTACCACTGCTTCTGGTGGAACACAAACTTCTTTTTAGTGTCATTCTTTAACGAAGTAGCAATAGGGAGCCCTCGTAATAGAGGGCTTCTTATTCCTGAAGAACAAGTTATAGATGTTATTATTGAACATGGTGAGAATAATGCTGTATATAAAAGCTTATATCTATATGATGAAGAGGCCAAAGAATATTTTAAGATAAGAAAAACTCTTAAAGATTTTATTGGTAAAAGATACATAAAAAATGTATTAATTGATATAGATAAAGGACAAGATTCAGATCAACATACACTAAATAAAACAAAAGGTGTATTATTTGAATTAGAAGAGCTGAATGTATCCCCAGAATCTTATCAAGTTTTCTTTAGTGGTACTGGATATCATATAATGATAAGTGGGGAAGTATTTAATTTTCCGTCAGGAAATAAAGACTTACCATTTATTGTTAAAGAAACTATGAACAATTTATTCAGTGAAATAGATTTAGCAGTCTATAACAGAACTTCGATCTACAGGTGCAGAGACACTCTAAACCAAAAATCATCTCTATATAAAATTCCACTTTCATATTCTGAAATACAAAATCTATCATTTGAAGATATACATAGAATGGCTGCGAGTCGTAGACATTATTTTGTTGAAAATATCTGGGGTGATGGAGAATTAGAAGATAAGATCGCTATGACTGTTCCAAAGATTAGAACAATGGAATCAAGCGTAGAACCTAAGAATATTGTACCATGCGTACAGAAGATGTATTCACTTGGCCCAGAAAAGGGATCAAGAAATAATACTATGATGCGAATAGCATCCCATTTCTTCAGACATGGTATACCAAGTGTTGCAACAAAAGCATCACTTCTTGAATGGAATAATAATCAACTAAGGGAAGATTTAGTTTTAAAGAAGGTAGAAGATACTTATCGTGGTGGATACAAATATGGTTGTCAAGATGAACTAATGATGAAATATTGTAAACCAAATTGTATTTACTATAAAAGAAAAGACTATCTTGTAGACATAAAGAATAGTGAAGATTTACAATCGGACTTAGCTGCAAGGCTAGAAACCGATTTTACGGGCAGAACTATAGACCTAGCTAGGCAGTTAGGCGTATATATGACAGATGCGACTATATACCCCGGTGAATTAGTCACTATATTCGGTTCGACAGGGGCTAACAAAACAGCGTTAGCACAAAACATAGTGTTAGGATATAATGCAAACCTCGACATAATAGAGAGTGAGCTGCAAATTCCAACACTGTTCTTATCATTAGAACTATCTGGATTTGTAATGCATCGAAGAAATTTACAAATTGTATCAGGTGGGAGTAAAGACAATGTAATTAAAAACTATAAAGAACTTTATCAGCATCATAAAGATGACTTAAGTCATATAGCAATTCAGTCTATTAGTCCTAGTGTACAACAGGTACAAGAAAAGATAAGAAAATTTCAACCTAAATGTGTAGTCGTGGACTATATAGATTTAATTGATGTTCCCTACAATGTAAGAGGAGAATATGAGAAATTAAATTATATTAGTCATTCATTTTCCAATATGGCTGTGAACGAAGATATAATAATTATCCAAATTTCACAGGTAAGCAGAGAATATTCCAGAAGTCAAACTATGGATTTGTATGCTGCAAAAGGAAGTGGAGCAATTGAAAATGCATCTAGAAAAGTACTTGGAATCACTGGTAAGTCAGATGACCCAGAGAAAAAGGTATCTTTATTTAAGAACAGTGATGGTGATCTATTTGATGTAGAACTCGAATGGCAACCATCATTCAGATTAAAAAAGAAGAATATCTTCAATGGTGGTAATGGTAAATTCCAAATGGTAGATGAAAGAGGAGTATAAATGGCTACTACAAAAGAACTAGTTGGTGAACTTATCGATGTTAATCAAGAAATCGAGTGGCTTGGACAGTTACCCGATCTTGATATGGATAGTTTGAAAAAGCTTGAAGAACATCGTATGACACTTCATCGGCAAGTAAGAAACAAACTCGATAATGTTGATTATTTTATGGTTGAGCTTAGCAAGAGAGAACATCTCATTGATGCTGAGGTAGAGGCTTTGAAAGAAGAGATTGATAGATTAAAATCTCGTCGTAGAGGCCTTGAAAAGACTATGGATTACTTTAATAAAACGCTTCTTCCTGCTGTTATTCTAGAAATTGGCAATGATGATGGTGTTTATGAAACTAATACTGCAAGATACAAACTCTATGAAACCTATGGTGGAGTAGAAGTTGATCCACATGCAGTATCAGATGATTTTAAGAAAGTTCATTTTACTGAGAAACTAGATAAAGTGAAAGCTAGAAAGGCAGCAATATCAGCTCATAAAGCTGGTGATGATATGCCTGAAGGTATCAATATCTCTCGAGTCAAAAGAGTAAAGCGTACATAATGGTTGTATAATGCATTCTTTTGTTCATAAATTATATAGGGCTCAGTTGATTGAAAGGGGGAGGACAAAGACCTCTTACACGCCCAGCGATGTATCATAAGCCTTTTAACAAGCGAAGTAATGCAAAAAACGCTGAGCCCTTATAATTATGAAATATGATAAGAAAGCATTTAAAGAGGTATTAGAACCTCATCATCGTACTTATTGGAAGATTGCTTACACAAAGCTACAGAGAAAGATGCAAAGTCTCAAATCCTCCCTTAAAAAACGATCAGAAGATTCAAATGTAATATTTATGATTGAAATGGATGATCTTCGTGAAATGTTTTATGTTAACTATGGTGACGGCTGCAAATATTGTAAAAGAAAGATGACATTAAGAAATATGGTATGTGATCATATTATTCCACTTTCAAAAGGTGGAGATTCCATCATTGATAATCTACAATTAATTTGCAAATCATGTAACACCAGAAAAGGCCCATTAGAGGAAGATGAATTTGAATATCTTATGAAATGGGTAGAAAATCTAGAAGACGAAACAAAAGAATATGTGCTACGAAAGCTAGCAAAAGGAGGAAGATATTGAACTTAACTAGAGAACAGACAGAAATGCTTATGACAGCATTAAGTAATCATCGGGCTAATCTTTATATAAATGATAATGATATCGAAGAATTAGATAGGTGTTCTGATCTTATCAGAGACATTGAAGATGAAATGGAATCTAAGGACATTGGACAAAAAAGGATTCCAGTCCAAGATGGACAAACAGAAGTTGGCTCTGAAACAGGTATTGAAGAAGATTATAATAAATTAACTCCATATTCTGAATCAATATGTGATGAATATGATTGATAATATTATTGAAGCACCATTTACAAAAGAAATGGTATCAAATGCTAAGAAAAAAGCCAAAAATTTAGGAAAAATTAGTAATTCTATTTTAGGTGGAGAAGGTAATTTTGCTGGTTATCTTGGTGAAGAAATTGTAGCAGATTATATGAAAGCCTTACAAATTAGTACCGATGAAGGTGATGAAAAATATAGTTACGATTTAGTAAAAGATAATCAGAAGATAGAAGTAAAAACTAAGCGTAGAACAGTTCCCCCAAAAGGTTTCTATGATGCAAGTGTTGCTGATTATAGTAGACATCAAAATCCAGACATATATGTATTTGTTAGTATACAATTCAACGATAATACACCAATTAAATCATGGATATGTGGTAAAAAAGATGCGAAAGAATATTTCAAACAAGCCACATTTTATTCTAGAGGAGATATAGACTCTTCAAATAATTGGAAAGTTTCTGTAGATTGTTATAACTTACCATACAATAAATTAGATAGAATTTAATGAACAATAAACAAATACTAAAGAACAAGGTCGGCTTTCTAGAACAATCATTGCTGGAAGCCGACTGGACTATAAAACAAATGGCTCTTAGAATAGATGCAATGCAAGAACAAATAGATAAGTATAAGAAATCAGGTGATAAAAAAGACCTTGAGCAAAACAATGACTTAATTATTGATTTAATCAAAAAAAGATTAGATATAGGTGCAGAGCAATATCATCAAAATGTACCAATAATGCCTAGAGATGATATAACAAGAGATAATTTCTATGAAGCTGTTGAAGAAGCACTTGATTTGTCCGTATATTTATCAGCGTATATGTTAAGGCTGATGGAGGAGAAAGAACGCAGGGAATTCGAACCGACGACAGCAGACGAACATAATCATAAAGAAAAAGATGAAAACAGAGAAGAAGAGGAAAGCTCAGCTTAAGTGTGCCAATTGGTACTTAGGTAACTGTCTTGGCTGCATGATCCACATAGACAGAGCTTATCTTAAAAGAAATAATTGTGCCCCAGTATTTTTACACATTGATGACAAGTTAGAAAATAAACCATGTGTTGTAGATACAAAAGAAGGGTGTCAATATTTTAAGAATTTCTTGCAAAGATAGAACTACGCTAAACGACTAGGTTTTCCTTTATTTCCCTAGTCCAGTAGTCTATCCCTTCCACAAGAGGGGAGATCGTTTACTGTTTTCGGTCTCCCCTATCTTTATCTCATATATCTTCCAATTCTTGTTAACTTTATCAAACCTTTTGTGCCAAGCCTAAGAGCTTTCTCCATAGCTTTTTCCCATTTACCAGCTTTTATAGCAGTTTTTAATTGTTCTCTAGTACTAATTCTTGCTACATCTCGTGAGGTAACAACATTAAAGTGAACCTTTCTTTGAAAGGGATCATTATTAGTAAGCACATCATACTTATCTGATATTAAAATATCAGTTTTTATATTCTTACTTGGTATACCGCCTTTTATATGTTGTCTAAAAACACGACCCTTTGATTTTCTCAAATTAACACTGGCATTAACTCCGCCAACAAGATAATGTGGTTTATATTGTGGGGATAAAACAATATTTGCTATCCCAGTATTTTTATTATATTTAAAAGATTGCATAAATTTTCTAACTTCTAAATCTAAATCATCTATATGTTCATGAAGAACATTAGCTGAAGCAACTCTAAATCCCTTTATACTTCTTTTTTGCATACTATAAATTCTTTCCCTAGCATATTTCTCAATACTTTTAGGATCATCTAAATCTGCATACTTCATGACATATTCACCCATTTGATATTGAGCATCTCTTTTTACTGACTTAACAATAGCTTTCTTATCACCGCCTACGTCAAGAATTTTTGAAATTGATATTTTAGAATCAGGATGCAATGTTCTTCCATGTTGTGTTAAAACTCTTGAATGATCAGAAAGTCCTTCACCAGTACCAAATGCAGTTTTCATATCTGTTAATATAGGCTCACTTAATCCATTAGCTCTTAACCTATCTACATTAACTTTACCAGTTTCTGTCCAATCTATCATTTCTTGTGCAAGTTTTTCATGTCTATGAGCTCTTTTTAGAGTTGTATATTTATAACCGCCAGAATCACGACCTCTTATATTTGCTGTTCTTTCATGCTTCTCAACATCTAATCTAGCCCTATGTTCAGCAAAAGTTTTCTCACCATACTTATTCATTTCATCTTGGATAATCTGTCTTTGCATCTTTGGATATTCATTTTTTAGCATAGGAGCATGGCGTTTAACTATTTTTTGTATCTCATCCTTCTCATTGTTCATCATATGCTGAGCCATTAATTTTTGCTTATCTCTTTTTGTCCTACCCTTATCATAAAAAGTTTCTACTACTGTACTCATTTTACCAGCTCTTTTACCTATAGCAGTTCCAGCACCACTATATTTTAACCCTTGATATCCTAAGGCACTAATTCCCCACCCAGCACCACCTACGGTAGCTGCCTTAGCCAATACTTCTTTAGTTCTTCTGTAATTATCATCATTCTCTTCATTCAGTTCACGAATAGGTATCTGATTCTTTCTTAATATATAATCTAATTCATTTTTCATGATGGTGCATTCCCAACTAAGCTTAAAAATCCTTTAGGCTTTATTATTTCTTTTTCTTTTTGATATTCTCTAGCAAATTGCATATAGGGTAAGCCAGTTATCTTTTCTACTGACCTCATTGGATTGTCTATTAGTCCACCTTCTCCAAATACATCCCATCCCATTCTTCCAAAAGGAAACATACTAGCAACATAATATCCAGCTAATCTATCATAATCCCCTGTTACCATACCTTTAAATAAAGGTGGAAGCAGCCTTGCAATAGGAGGGGTAATCACTTGTAAAGGAGCCAACGCAGTAGGATAAGTTCCAAAAAACGCCCTACTTTTCTCTTTCTCATTTCCAAAAGCCCAGTCAGCTAAATCTTGGAGCCAGTTCCAAGGAGCAGGTAGAGCATTTTCGAATAGTGAATACATAAATACAGAGGATAAGCCCAGCATCATCATATCTAGAGTAGCCAACCTCTTGAATCTTTCAAACTCTTCTGTACCCTCTTTCCAGCCTCTTAAGGCTGCTTCACTTATAACTTGATTTCTAAATCTTACAGAATTCCATGACCAGAGCTGGAATCTTGTCATAACCTTACCCATGGTAGACCTAGCAAAAGCTGGTCTAAATGGAGCTGAATATAAGAACTGGGTAGACTTGACACCTTCCTTAGCTAATTTAATAAGGACAGGGTCATCAAATCTTGTTATAGCACCCTCAAAGTTATTCCTAGCTTGCAGATAATGGGCCATAAAGGCATCTCTACGGAGAGTTCTCTCTGGTCTTCGCATGAACCATGCAGCTTTATTAAAGATTGTATCTGCGATACCATGTTTCTTAGCAATAGACCTTAGTTCTACGTCTTCTAATTTAGGGTCTTTTCTAATCTTACCAGAGGCTTCAGCAAAAAACTCTTGCCATTTCTTACCTTTAAATTTTGGATTTAACCCAGCCTCATAAATAAGAAAGTCTTCTACTACACCTAATTTATACACCCAGTCCTGAACATCAGTTAAGTTCTTCCACTCTGGATTAACATTTGATTGTAGATATCTAACATTACGACCATTTAGGTAATTTTCCATACCAGTAGAGGCTAACGTGTGCACAGTACCACCATAAAGATTGGCTACAGCACTCTTTGGATGAGCGAGTAATGATGCAAGTTGATATTTAGCTTCTAAATTACCCCATTTTGCCAATACACCAAAATCAATACCCTTTAATTCTTCAGGAAGGCCAGCTTCTTTTTCAGCTCCAATGCCAAGCTTCTTACGAATATCATTTACTCTTCGTTTAACATTACTATCATTCCACCAAGCATATGGAGTACCTTTTATTTTCATACTATCATTATTAAGGACACGATCAGGTATTTTTTGTGGATAACCAAGGGCATCTTGAGCATATAGATTAAAGAAATCAACCCAATCAAATGTATGTGCCCAATCACCAGTCTTCTTATGATGTTCTCCTGCAAATCTATATATATCTGATCTCACCTTGATTTGTGCAGCATGCTTATGCATATTATCAATAACACCCTTCATATAATTAGAATATACCTCAGGCTCTATACTCCATCCGGGTATATGTGCATTACGAGAATGTTGAGAACCTACTTTTCTTATACTGGTAAACCAAGATACACCCTCACCTTTCTTTTGCTGCTTAGTATTTATCTCTCTCAGTACATTAAAAGCTTGTTCATATGGCTCATTGATTTCACTATTTGGCATCCAATCACCAGTTACCTGTTTATAATGATATATAGCCTTTGTTAGCTCTTTTAATTTTGTTCTCTTATCCATGAATGGATCAGCTTCAAGAGTTTTTATCAAATCTTTTATACCATTTGCAGCAAGTTTCCTATCACCAGCAACATGAGGCCAATATCCTTCAGGGCCCAGATCACCAGTTTCTTCTATTTCTAATTTTAAGTTTATATTTTCTTTTATAGCCGAGTGTCTCTTAGGGGTTTCAGCAATCATTTGACTTTTTGCAATCTCTCTAAGCCCATCAATGCCTTCAGATAAGTCAACTCTCTCACCCTTTACTACAGCTTCGTTGAATTTCTTCAAAAACTTTTCAACAATGTGATAATCACCAGCATAATTTTTATACTTACCTCTTAATGAGCTATATGATCTTTGCCATTCATTCTGACCAAACATATCCCTTTCTCCAGTCATCCATCCATGAACTCTTTTATTCCATTTAGTAATTATATTATTAATATTTGTCACTATTTGATTACCAGTTAACTTGATTACTCTCCCACCTTCAACTGGTACATCATATATCTTATCTTTTAAAGCTTCCCAACCATATTCTTTTTGAATTTCGTTCCATTTATTAATATACTCCTTTGAAAAAGCATTAAAGGTAGCTGTATCAGCTTTATATCTTTTTCTAAATTCTGGAGAAGTCGCATATTTAAACTCTCTAAGTCTTACAGCAACTCTAAATAATTCAGCTCCATCAGGAATACCCTCAAGATATGGTCGCATATCAGCATCAAATAAATCTTTTTCTTGTTCATACATCTGGGTAGACTGCTGCTGCATAGTGTGCACAGCACCTTGCATCTTTGTCATCATATTATCAGGCTGGACTACTCTGCCATGAACCCAACCATACTTATCTTTATATGGAGCACGAGCTTCGACTAACTTTAAATCAAACCTCATCAAATCTTGTCCAATAGCCTTCGGAAACATAAGATGATGCCAAGGGCTTATTTTTGCAGACTTATCTTTCACTGGTCTCATCATCTTCTGCCACCAACTACCATCTCTAGTTTGAGAAAACCATCTATCTAAAGTCTTAAAATCTTCTAATGACGCCTGATTTATATCTTTTTTGATAAGCCATCTCATAACACCATTTAAATCTTTTCCAACTATATTATTATAATGCTCTAGATGATCTTTTATTCTATAAGCTAACTCACTAGCCTCTTTTGATAACTCCCCCTTATGTAGTCCTATAAATGGAGCATACTCATCGAAGTATAACTGCGTTTCAGCGTCCTTCTCTGGATTTTCTACTACCATTCCTTCAATTCTATTGCCATCAGAATCAAAAAATGGTTTAGGTCTGTCTAATTCCTCTGCACTCTTTACAAGAATTTCAGCAGTTTTAACGTCTGGAATATCAATAGTATAATCAAATAACTTAGAGTATTCCTTTAACATATTACGAACAGAGGCATCAGATATTGCCGAAGATGCAAATCCTATCCTAGAAAGAGAAGTCTTCTTTGAATCACCTATCATATTCTCTATATCTTTAGCAACTCTCTCAGTTCTAGGAGGGCCATGCTCTTTAAAAAAAGCTTTCTTATCAAACTTTCTTCCACGCCATAAGGTACCAAGCATAAAAGCATCAAATAAATCAGCTTCTTCAGGTGTAATAAGTTCTTTGTACTGCTCTATTCTCTTATCGATTTGCATCTGATTCAAAGCTGCAGACTGCTTATCACCATATATCTTATCATGAGCAGCCTCTAAAAATGATACCTCATACTGGTCAAGCGATGAATTCTCTTTATCTATCTTCTTAGCTTTATTGGCAAGTATATAACTATTCTTTTTCAAGAAATCTGCTTGTTCAGCAATCTCTTTTATCCTAGAATTAGAAATATTCTTTGCTTTCTTTACTATATATTTTATACTAGCCATATCAGATAAGTCATTAATAATAAAGTCTTCTGCCTTTTTAACAATATCAGTTAAATGTCTAGTACGCTGCTCTATATTATCTGGATCAAACTTATCAAATTTATTTTTATTATAATATTTAAATTTATCCCCACCTAAAATATCCCTTTTGTATCTTGGATGCTGCTTATCTAATTGAGATTCCATACCTTCTTTTGTATAAAGCTTATACTTCATAGCTAATTTATAATATGCACTCATAGGAACAGCCATAGTTTCACGACCAAGAGCATCTCTCAACCAATCATAAGCTTTTAAACTACCCTGATGTTCTTCATATAATCTATCTAAGTTTGTTTCTTTTAATCTTTGAAGAACACCATCACTCCAATCAAGACCCTGTATATCAGTTGCTAACTTAGGGAGAAATGTATTTCTTTGTTCTGGAGCTAATCCTTTTTCAGGATCATTTATCCCTTCTAGTCTCTCATGGATTTCCCACATATGAAATCTTCTATTCTCAGCAAAATTCCTACTATATAATCCTTGATTAATATCTTTCATTAAATTTATTACAGCACTTCTTTTATGATGAGGTTTAATTAGTCTGTCATATTTATGAACTGGCTTACCAAAATTAGGATTCTGTTTATTACCTACCATATGCCTATTATCTATAATTTTATATTCAAATAGAGCATCAGTCTGCTTTTCTAACAGCTCTTCACCACGCTTACCAAATTTTAATCCAGCTTCATCCATAGGGTCTGATGCTAATCCAACAGCAGCCCTAGTTAATCCTCTGAATGCCCTCAAACTAGTATCACCCTTTTTAGCTCTTACCCTCAATGTTAAATCTTCTGTAAAGTCTTTCACTTTTATCTTCACGAAAACAGTAGAATCTTCAGCAGCTCTTATTGCAGCATAAGCTGATCTTATAGTCCCAGACTGAACAACAGCAACTTTTAATTGTCCCCTACCCTCAGAAGCTGCATTAGATGCAGTCTGTCTGGACACAGGATCATATTGCAATGCTTTATTCTTCCCAAGATCATAAACAATATCTTCTCCAGTTGCCTTATCAGGCTGAACTGTTAATTCTGAATGATAAGTCTTACCCGTAAATGGGTTTATAGCTCGCTTATTATCTGCCTCTATAGGCTTACCATCTGCAGATTCTACTACATACTCATTCTTAGACCAGTCATACGCATCTTTCCAATCTTTCTTAAAACCTTCTCCAGTACCATCAGTAGCTCTACCACCAAAGAACACAAAAGCTTTATCCCCATCTAGATCAGCACCTCCAAGAGCCTTCATAGTTCTCCCATGAAGTAATGATCCATATCCACGAATTCCTGTAAATCCTTTAAAATGAAGAGCGTGAGCACCACTCATAGAATCCATAGGTACACGAACAAGAACAGCCCTAAACAATTCTTCTAGTTGCTTATCTCTCTTAGCACCCTTTATCTTCACATACTTCTTAGCCTTTTCATCCCATTTCTTTAAAGATACTTGGTAATCATCCCATAATTTTCCAAGTTTACGTTTACGTTTCTTACCTATACCAGTAACATCAACATCTAATTCTCTAAATCCCTCATCTAAGAAAAATATATCATCTCTCTTTTCCAAATCAGCAGTAATCCCTTCCTTAGACATACCTATCTCATAAGGTCTCATCCTAGTAGAACCACTATTGCCTATTTTGGGTCTCGTTATACCATTAACAATATAGTTTCTTATTACTGACATCCTATAATCACGACTGTATTTATGCAAAAATCCAGCTATACTTCTTGGGATAAGCTTCTGTATCCTATCATGAACAATGACATAATTAGCCATTTCATCTTTCATGCTCTTCAATTCTGTATCAGTATATTCACCATCAGCACGCATATCTTCAATGATATCTCGATTATATTTCTGTATCTTAGCATAAACTTGATTAGCAAATAACTCATTACCCGGCTTCTTTATAGCACCGAGTAGTTCATGTACACCAACCTTATCTAAATTATTTAGAATTTTTGGGATATCATCCTCATAAGCAGTTGGATTCTCAGCTAATTTTTTTACTATAGTATTATACTCTTCTTCACCTGCAGCACGACTCCCGCTAAGAGTTTGATACATATCATCCATAATCTTACCCATAGCTTCATTATATTGATTTGCATTCTTAAAAGGAGCACGACTAGGGTCGAAGAAAGAATATGGAGTAAAATTCATAAACATCTGTTTTGGCATATGCTGAGATTCAATACTATGCTTATCTGTCTTTTCAGACATTACTATTTTTATATCTCTAATTGGTAATTCATATATCTCAGCATCAACCTTAGGCTTCTTACGAACCCATGAAATATTACCTACTTTTCTTTCCCCTATCTGCTTCGCTGCTGATCTGGGGATTATTAAATGAATATTGTTATCATGCATATACTTTTCAAGCTTTGGAGAAGCTGAATGTATCATGTACTTACCCAATAGAGCTCCATATTGGGCACTAGGAGACACTATAAAGGATTTATTGACCCCACCTTCCAAAGGAAGCCCTGCCCCGTAATTTAAGCCATCTATGGCGTCAGAACGCCCTATTATGCCACCATCAGAAACTTCATAGTGTTTACTGCTAGCTGTACCTACTACATGATTTATCTCATCTCCCAAATCTTCGATTAATTGTATATTTAAACTATCATTTTCTATCGCCTTCTTACCTCGTCTAGCTTTCTCAACATGGAGAGCAACAGCTTCAGGATCAGCAGAGTAACCAGATGTGAGCCAGATTTGAGCACGTTTGTTAAAACCTTTCGCATTATTTACATACCCCTTCTTTAGTACCTTACTAAAATCGCTAAGACTTTTATATCCATTCAGTCTTATATCGTATATTACATTTGATATGTATGATCTATCAAATATCTCACCAGCTAAAGTATCTTCACCGCCAATACCCTTTCCATATCTTTTTATGAAGGCTTCTCTACTCTTATCTATTGCTTTTAAATCTTTTTCCTTTACCCCAGCCTTTTTCAAAGTGGCTTTTATAAATGCCAAGTCTTTTTTTATAACCTTTTTATTTCTTGATACATCTGGGTGATATTTCATAAAATACATTCTTTCAGCATCACCCCTACCACCATAATAATACATATCATGCTTATAATATTGCTTTTTACCATGACGATCAAGGACTGGTGTACCATCTTTATAAGTTATTAACTTCTTTCTATAATTCATAAATTTCATTAATCTGCCAATTTCTTTGTCATATTCATTTTTAGCAGCATTTATATCCTCATCATTAGCGTATTCTCTATGATTCTTTGTTGCATTACGCTTAGCTAAATAATCTTCATACTTTCCAAGATCGAATTCTCTCATACCAGTAGGAGTACTCCTGACCATATGATCTAATATTGCATATACACCATATGCTTCAGTCTCTTCCCCACCTACCTTACGATTCCAATCTTCAAGCCAAACTTTCTCTATAGATTTAGGCTCTTGACTTAACTGTTTTTTATTTCCAGCATCATTTTGAGCAAGACCGTTCTTATCTAGAGTCATTATCCTAGCCTTACCATTAGTAATAGTAATCATATTAACAGGTCTTTGTCTTGTCCTCATATAACCAAGGCCACGCCAATATGAATAATCTTCTTCTAACTGAGAAAATTTAGGATGTTTCTCCAGAATATATTTGGACATAGCTTCACCGGGATTTATTCCTGTTTTCTCAGACTTTTCAGTCTTTAAAAGCCTAGTCCATTCATCGTTTAAATCCTTTGCTATAAGTAACTTTTCTCCTATAGGTCTTCCTTCAAGATAACCCTCCATATTCCTATCAACAAAAGTTTTGGCATTTATAGAAAGTTGAGCTGGTTTTATTTGAGCATCAACATCTTCCCCACTCAAATCCATTTCTCTAAACTCTTCTTCAGTATAATTTCTTACTGGTTCACCTTCGGTACTAAACTGTATAGATTCCTTCTCTTCCTGAGACTTTATAAATTCACTAGCTCTTTTCTGAGCCTCCTCTGCGTTAATACCCGGTACTGCTGACATTATCTCAGCAGCTAAGGCGTTCACGGGCTCATGTAATTCTTTTACCTTCTTTATAACCCAATCTTGGCCCGGCTTATCTATTTTATCCCATCCAACTACAAGTTCTGGGTCTCTTACTCCTTGTTTCATCATCTTTGATAAGTGTTGTTGACCCATACGCCTATGAACAGGCATTTCATTATACCCAAAATATCCACCTAATAGATATTGATATATTTGCATTGGAGTTGTTTCTCCCCTAGCAGTAGAAGGTAACCCAGTGTATAATGAAGCAGATAATGTTCTTAAAGACTTATCAGCAGCAGGTGATCCAGTTTGTATCAGATTTCCTATACCTCTGAACACTGCACCAGTCTCAGCACCGTGTATAAAAGAATCTAACATCTCATCAACACCACCCTGCCAAGAGCTAACAGCACTAGCAACACCAAGATGAAATCCTCCAGATGCCATATCTTTTACAACATTATTCTGTAAAAAGCCAACTGCAGTCTTAGCAGCATCAGCCCTTGCACCAATAGCCTTACCATATATATTATTAGTTAATTTACCAGCCTTTTTAGTAGCAAAATTAGCAATCCTCATCGGGACAGAAGTCCCTCTAGCTGCCTTTGCTGCTTGGGCTAATTTATAAGCACCCATTAACTTAAATGGCATTGAAGGAATATATCCAACAAACCCAGCTAAGTGTCCTATATTACGACCAATAGCCTCTGCATCATCCTTAGGAGGATCACCGACGTTAAAAGTAGTAAATCCGCTAAAAAATCCAGCACCCGCCTGTTTCATAACCTCTCCAGTTTTACCTAGAAATGATTCTTGATTTTCTGCAAAAGGAAGTTTATAATATTCAGCGTGTTGTTCTAACGCTTCTAGAGTTTGATCATCGAATTTATCTGGCTGCTGATCATACAGCCGTCTATAATTAGTTACCTGCTGAGGAGTTAAGCTAGGTTTAAATTGTTGAGGAACAGCCACACGCTAATCCTCACCAATAGCATCTAATAGTTGCCCTATTCCCCACATTCCACCTTCAAATAAGGCAAGGCCAGCTAACCCGGGTAAAAAGCCTCCACCTGTACCCATAGCAGCAACAGAACCAAGACGTCCAATCCTAGCAGCTTTCTGACCTCTTAATAACCATTTAGTTACAAGACGTCCAGTCTTACCTTTTTGTCCAGCAACTTTAGGAAGGATACCTTTACTTCTATTACTAACAATTTTTTCAGCCTGTGTCTTTGTAAATTTATAAGGCCCAGTTGGATCGCTTAATTCTCTTACAGTTAAATTTCTTACTGAGCCTACTCCTTTACCGGGAACTCTCAATCTATTACCAACATTATCATACCCACGCATTTTCACACCCTGATCACCAAGTAATTTTACAATTTCTTTTCCCTGAGGAACAAATTTTCTTAATCTATTTGCATAAGTTACAGCACCATATCCACCTGCTGCTATTAATGCTTTTGTTATATCCATGTCAAAAGAAGATTTAGGCTCTATTAATTGATTGTCCAACATATAACCGAGCATTCCCGGATTACCCTTAAAAGCTTTTCTTAGATCATCATCGTCATATCCAGCTTGTCTCGCAGTAGCAACCTGATTAGCTAAGTTCATATCATAATTTTGCTTACCATATCCATACATCTCTTGAAACATTTGTTGATCAATGCCCTTTGAATTAGGCATATCTTCTCTTAATTGTTGATAGTGAGCATTAGCACTACCCATTGGTCTCATATTGCCAATAGAAGCTTTATCTAGTTTACCGCCAGCCATCATTCGCTGAATAGGCAATGCCTCAGACATAATTCTATCTTGGAATCCAGTAGTTGCTGTCTGTGCATCCCTCTCAGCTGCTTCTTTAGGACTCCCCATCCAACTATATGCTGCGTTAAAATCTGGTATATATGCCATAATTAATTCCTACCAAGGTTGTTGTTGGTACCACTTAGGTGGTGGCCCCTGTTGTTGTCTTTGAGGTGGTGCAGGGCCCCATGTCCCTGTCTCTTCATCGTATACTTCTTGTGAAGTCGTTCCATCTTTATTATTAAACACTCCTGTTTTTGGCCCTTGTCCAGCCTGCTCAGCACCTTCTAAAAATTTTCCTATCCCAGATTCCCCAAATTTCTTACTTTGATCATCCACAAATTGTTTATTACTTTCCTTATCTCCCCAAATTCTTTGCCATATATTAGGAGATTGAGGTGCAGGCGACCCTTGAGCCTGAGACTGAGCTCCACCTGCTGCACCCTTAAAGGGATTAAACATACCTAATAAACCTCTTATATCTCCACCTAATGATCTATCCATTTGAGCAGGAGCACCCATAGATATGCCACCCCAATTCTGTGCAGCTTGTGCATACGGATCATCAGAGCCTTCAGTCCCTCGATAAGCTTGATTTATATCAGATTGGATTGATTTATAACGATCACTGTCTTGACCATATTGCTCTTTCATCTGATTTCTATAATCAACAGCTCCACCTAAATCTGTATAGGCAGGAGTTTGAGCACCTTTACCAGTTATATAATCCCAAACACCCATTATCTATTGGCCCAGCCCTTTAAACCGCCACCAATCTTACTTAGCAACCCAGTTTTTCCAAACATATCAGGCATCATCATCCCACCTTGTTCTTGCATAGCTTGCCCCTGAGCTAATCGAAGGTCACGTTGGTGTTCCAATTGTTTTGACATTTCTCCAGAGACACCCTGATCTATATTCATTTGCATTGCACCAGCTTGACCTAATCCTTTATTAAAAGCACCATATGCTTCAGCCATACCACCTTGCTTTAAACGATTTTTTATAGCATTCGCTTGACTACCACCTTGGCCCATCTGCATAGCAGTTTCTACACCTTGATTACCTTTTTGACTAGCTAAATCCATAGCAGCACCAGAATACTGACCAAAATTAGTCATTTTGCCGACTATACCCTGTGACTGATCCCAGACACCCCTTATCTTATCTTCATCCCCTAAACCACTAATGACTTTATTCTGCTGACCGATACCTTGCTGTATCTTCTGGTTACCCATTATACTGCCTATAACATTCTGACCAAACTCGCTTCCGAGCATACTTCCGATTTTGTCTGCACCTATTCCTAATAAACCAGTTAAACCAAACGCCATATTATATATCTCCTAAGATAGTTTTTTCCCTTGCAATTTACGAAGGTAATTGTTATTTACAAATAGTTTTTTCATTTAAAATCCTCCTCCATCTTGGTCATAGACTGTGAGAGTCCCATTCGCATTAGACTCACTCGTAACATGAACATTGCCAGCAGCACTCCCACCAGAAGTATTACAATAAAACCTTTCCCAACAATTGTTTGCCTCTACCACTTGCATCATTTCCATAAAATCTGTACCAGCAGGGCTTCCGGGTGTTACTGAGAAAGATTGTGAAGTAGCAGTCCCATTACCATTACTCCAAGAGATACTGTCATTTCCAGAAAGACTCGCACTAGCAGTGGAAGTTCCACTGTTATTTAACTGCCACTTAGAACCTAAATTACTACTATTTTGATTTAAACACCTTGAAGCAAAGTATGTCCCACCCCCTGACCAAGTAAGCGTACCAGTAAGAGTACTGGTTGAGCTATGAGGTAATACAAAAAAAGCATCATTTACTCTACCGGGGCCAGCTATTGTTAATGTTCTTGTCCCGGGCCAGAATGAAACTGTCATTTTAACATTAGTAGCACTACTGCTATTAGCACAGTTAGCTCTTAATTTAGTTTCAGAAGTGCTGCCAGAAGCATCATATCCGCTACCATCAGTTATCTTTCTTAGGTCGCTAAGTTTACAATCACTGACAACTGCAAACGCCATTACTCACCTCATTTTTTAATTCTTTTATAGCTTCGATAAGCAATGGAATTATACCATCATATCTTACTGCCTTTATACCATTATCTCTTGTAGTAACAAGTTCTGGCATTACAGATTCTATTTCATTAGCCATTATACCATAATCATGACCCTTCAAATGGCTTGCTGCTTTACTGTTCCAATCAAAAGAATATCCACCAATTTTAGATATCATATCTAATGGGCTTTCTATTAACTTTCTATTATCTTTTAAAGAAACATCAGAAGAAGTGTACGCCCAAACATCTGCCCTAGCCTTTAAATTCAAACAATCGACATCTCCATTTTCATAAATATTTATACGTCCACCACTAACATTATGATTCATCGTAACCGATATATTATCATAACTTCCTGAAGTTGGCCCCCCATCTGGAGATAAGTGTAGTGTGGATATTGCTCCATTATTACGAGCAATAAGCTCATTATTGTCGATTGCAAAATTATAACTATTAGTTGGCCCAATTTGAAGACCGTGACCTGTGGAAGTAGCACTAACATCAGTATCACTAGACAACCTTATCACCTCACAAGTCACTGTACCTGTAAAAGTAGGACTAGATAGGTTTGCTTTTAAGGCTAATGATGTATCGACTTCCGTTTCTGTATAATAGGTTGAATCATGGTTATGACTCGATGCAGCATAACTCGTATTAGCTCCGCAATCAGAAGGTAATCGAGCATCGGCTACAGTGCCAGATGTTATTTCAGTAGCACCGTGGTTGTGACTAGGCAGAGCGAATGATGGAGTTACGGTTGTAACATTACTTCCGGGTCTTCCTAATGCCCAAGTAATTCCCCCATTGTCTATAAATCTTATGTCTGCTGAGTCCCAAGTAAAATAGCCCCCGACAGGATTAACCTCTGAAGCACTTATTGTAGCGTTAGACAAACTAGCAGCTATTGTAATATAACCATCTCCATCTACTCCATCATCCGTAGATGAAATAGTAATATTTGAACCCTGTTTAAAACCTCTAAGTTTCCCAGCAGTACCAGTATTAACAGTTACTAAAGTTGCCTGTTGACCACTAGAACTAGAATTTGTTAGAGCATAACTAGTAGTATTATTAGCAGCTATAGTCATATCAGCACCACTAGGGGTCAAATATATATTAGAGCCAGCCACTAGTTTTATGTCTTGTGTCCCAGAACTTGCACCACTTTTTGTTAATCTTAAAAGAACATCATCTGAATCATCAACCCATGAACTTGCAAATATATTTTGAGTATTAGTATCGGTGTTAGTATCTACTGGGACTTGCCAACTGCCATCCTTACGCAAAAAGGAATTGGCATGAGTGTTACTCCCTGCTAATACAAGACCAGCAGCATAAGAGTTTCCTGAACCCATAGCTGTATAGGTTGTATTAGTATCAGTAAGGGCACCAACAATATTTGGAGTTACAATAGTATCATTACCTGAATCTGTTACTTCAAAGAATATTCCTGTACTACTACCAGTATCATAGTCATCATTAAATTTTAAAGAAGTATTCCCAGTTACAGCAGAACCATATCCATCACTGACTACATCATATCCCGTTACACTTGTTATGCCAGTTGGTGAGGCTACATTAAATTTTAGGTATGCCCCACTCTCTAGGCTCTCCTCTAATGTAATTGTCATATTACTATTTGCACTTCTTACCCCACGAATAGTAGTAACACTGCTTGTACCAGTTTGTTTTAACCCAAATACTGTAGGATTAAGACTACTCCCTGTATAAGAATCATTAACAGCGTACGAAGGAAGAAAATTAGCAGCAAAATTTATCCATGTATTAGTACCAGTATCATATTTCAACATGTTACCATTAGCAACACTAGTAATAGTAGTATCATTTAACTCGGATAAAGTATCTTCAGTTTCTAATAAATTATCAACATAACCCTTAGTAGCTAAATCAGCATTATTAGATGGACTAACCCCAGCTTGAGTAGCTGTAAACGGGACAGAACCATCTGGTTTAATAAATCCTGCAATAGCAGAATATGATATTACTTCGTCCTGTGTTGTTTCATCCTTATCTGTAAAAATCATTTGACGCTTAGCCCAACCGTCTTTAAACTTTCCTTCTATAAAATATTTACTATCATCAGTATCTTTATATAATCTAATATCCCCATCATTTCCAGAAGTACCTTTTGTTCTTGATTCGCCAGAAGATTTGTTATTAACAGCATTAACAATATCATTTATATCATCGTATACTTGAGTCCACGCCCTATCATTTGATGTTACAGCTGGTGCTCTTTTTACTTTTAAATCAGACATTATCTAGGACTTCTCTTAGTCTTAAACAACACTCCAACTGCACCACACTCATCTCCAGCAGCATTAGAATCCAATCTTACCTTCAGATTAGTAGTTTTTCTGTCTGCAGACTCAATATCCATACGATAAGTACCCCTTACTTTAGCAGCACCGAGCTGATCCCCAGCTGCAGGTTTAGCACTATTTACAGTATAATTTGCCTTTATTCGAGTAGGCACTAATATTGACCTCACATTCTTTTCTTGGGTGTCATTCCCCATAGTTAAATCTTTTGATACCCATTCCCATTGTCTTTTTGTACTTGCATGACCAAGAAAATTCACCACTCCAGAACCAGTACTAACATTAATACTAGAATCATTCAAAGTATAGAATCCTTTTGGCTGAGTTGTAGTTTCTGTGTCAGCAAAGGACAGCATATCCCATCTTTTTCTAGGAATATTCCAAGCCCAAGCATAGTAATTATTTGCAACTGATGTACCAGCAGCACCCCTAAATGTAAAATATACACTTCTTCTAGAAGCATCATACATAGCCCTTGTATGATAAGTCTTATCTCTATTCTGCCAAGAATATAAACTATCTCCCCTTACAATAGGTTCTCCTATAGGCTCTGCTGACTTACCATTATGTTGGTATATATTTTGATTATCAGCAAAGAATAGACCAAAATCAGTAGCTACTATAGCATCGTCATTTAAACATCCAACTCCCTCAAATATATCTTCTATATAAAGACCCGGAGAACCAACTATCTTATATGTATTAGTATCATCAAATGCAAATATACGCCCATTGAATCCTATTAAAGCAGTAGGAACAGTAGGTAGCTTAACAAAATCCACTACCCAATCAAATACATCAAACTTACCTACCTTAGAGGCAAAAACATAAGAAGTAGCATCTTCTATATAACCGGGATGATAACAATTACCAATATAATGCTGATTATTTAACTGTGCCGATACACCATATTTAGGCAAAGTAGCTTCAATCGACTCTGGTAATCCAGATGCTGCCTCATATGACGCTCCCTTTATTCCCTTATCTGAAATATCCTTATAAAAAGTAACACCAGATTCAGTCCATCCAGAGGCTAAAGAAATAGTATCTACAAGTCTAAATAATGATACAGGGGTAGTTGCAGAAGAAGATGTAGCTTCTGCTCTATAAATTTTAATACTAGAGGCTCTACTTGGAATCTGATCTTTATCATTTATAACAATCCTGCTAAGCCTGTTAGCTGTTGCTAAGGAATTGCCAGAATCAGCCTGATCAAATGCAAAACTCTCCGTACAAAGAGGTGTCTCTTGATAGCCATCAAATAACATAGAAAATTTATACCAATAACCATAACCAGCCTGTAAATCCCCATTATTACTACCATCGCCCTGTGAATTTGTTAGACTAATCACACTATGATCTTTTAACAAGGTCTGAGTAGCTCCAGCTGCAAAATCATTTGCAATTGTATCTATACCAGCAGTACCACTTGCCCTTAATAAGGCAAGAACAGAAGTATTACCAGAATAAGTTCCACTTCCATCAGCGTCTGGTTGATACCCAAGCATAACTTTAACATCAGTTCTAGGGTCTTGACCAGAAGGAGTAACGCTATAAGTAGTCTCATAAACTCCACCTAATGTATAAATATTATAATTTCCTGATGTCTCTGGAGTTGTCCACGATGTAGTTACTGCACTTGCCAATCTCTGTATCTTATCATCAGCAGAAATAAATAACCTATCAGTTTGCGGCTCCATCATAGCACTATTAATATCACAAGTTGAGAAAACAGAATTTCTATTATCTGCATTATTAGGATGATAGACATGATGTAAAGGAACAAAATCAGTAACATCAGTATGATCATTCTTTATCCTATGAAGACATAGGGTTCTTTTTTCTGTTACACTATTAACCCTATCTAATACATTACTCCCACTAATATCAGCTGTAGTCCTATTTAACCATAATGGAGTAAAAGTAGTTATATCATCAGATACACTACTATAGTTTGGATATCTTGCTAACCAATAGATAGCAGCATCATCAGAGTCATGTTTAACAAGACTTCTCTTAAAAGTCTCTGCAATATATACTTGATTGTCAGACATAACAGAAAAGTCTGCAGCAGTTATTGTCCCATCCATATCAAGTACCGTTACCCAAGAACCCGGAGTTGTAACATTAGCATAACCAGTTAACTTAGGCATCTTAGGGTCTAGAGTTACAGTAGCACTTGAACCAGCAGTAAAATTCCATAACAATTTAGCAGTTGAAGATTGTGTTACTGGGGTACCCCCGTCATAAGAAGCAGCTACCCATAGTTTAGTATTAGTTGAAGTATATTCTATATCTGTATAATTACTACCAGTTGGGCCAGCATAAGTACTTGGGAGAGTATAAGTAACATCCTTCTGAGATAAGTCATCAGTCCCTACTTTAAAAATCTTACCAGTCCCAATCCTGTCTAACACAAATATATCAGTACCATCAGTACAAATAGATTGTAGATTGGAAAAAGTACCAGCATCTGATTTTGCTACAAATGCTCCTGTAGTTCCATTTATCTTCCATATTCTAGTACCACCTAATTTTATACCATACATATAAAAATCATTACCAGATCGTACAGTTTTATAAAGATGTGGTACAGAGGAAGGATACTTCACCTCAGCTTCTTCAGCTATCAATATCCCGCTTCCCCTACCTAGAGACTTATGATTAGTATACCCTACCCACATGGGTAAGTTCGCATTACCAAAACCTATGTGGACTTCTTTATTATGCGTCTCCATCGCAACATCTTTCAATGGAGTAGTAGTTAAACCTATACCATCATTATCAGCAAAAGTTGGATAATCATCATGATCTAAACGTGTTGTAGTATCAGCAGCATGTACATTTTTTATTAAATGTAACTTGTTATTATTGTCTTCCCAATATACTACGTCTTCCTCTACTATTCCAGTAGATTTAGATACTTTTTTTAGGACTACAGATTTATCTATATCTGGAGCAGCTGCAGGACTGACAGTCCCATCGCCCTCAGCTATAGTAACAGAAGTATTAATTGGAGCACCCTGTAATGCACCATCCTTGTTAACACAGTCCAGATTAAGCGAATGACTAGCAGACTGCTCAGGGGTATCAGTAGCATCAGGAGTAGTTACTGTCCCGTTCATAAACTTGTTTATTTCAAGCAGTTGTTTTGCCATATTTAACCTTCTATAAGCTTACCCCACAGTGAAGTTCTACCTTCTATAATGTTTATTACATGAACTGTAAATAAACCACCACTGAAGTAATCTACCACTGCAAAGGCATGAGCCCAATTATGTTGTCTATTACCAAGCCATGCATTCTTCTCAGATGTCATATCTTTTAAACATCCTATAGACCAAGCAGACTTTACTCCATCTAAGTGAGTAACACTACTTTGCTGTAAGTCATGATGATGTCCGTACATCAAATTGGCACCTAATCTTAGCAAGTGATTCCTCGTATGAGTCATCCCTGCAAAGTGATGTCCATGGTAGTAATTCATTCTACCTATCTTTAGATATTTACCAGCAGGATAACATTTATATCCTCTTTCGTCAAGCTTAATAGCCTTCTTGAAAGTATAATCAGTTAAATATGGATTCTCCATAACAAACCGATCAAGCCATTCATCATGGTTGCCTTGAGTAAGATATTTCTCCTTACAACCAACCTTGTCTAATGCCTCGTCTACCATATCCATCCCAGCATTGACATCTTTAATATCCTTATCCACATACGGAATTTGGTACTCTAAAGGTGGACGTTTTTTCTTTTTCCACTGCCAGTGACTTACAGACTGAAACTCACCGACATCTCCCAAATCCAAGTAGAAATCAGGTTTTATTATCTTTATTGCCTTCAAGAGGCAATTCATAGCACGAACATCGTGCAAAGGAAAATGCTTATCAGGGGTTATAATACCCCTTTTAGTCACTCCTTTATCTAATTTGGTAATCCCTCGCATACTGTATCCATCTCCTCTAAATCAAAGTGTAATTCCTTTAACTTGCTAAGATGCTTGTCAGTAATTCTCTTACTGAACCTTAGCAACTGAACGCCACAAGTTTCACATTCCCAAAATAAGGCACCATCATAGGCACCTAATACCTCAACATCCTTCATTGTCGCATTATGACAATGTGGACATATCTCAGGCTTATCTGGGAAGAATTTTGTACCATATACTTGGTCAAAATCAGAAACGGTTATGGTTATTGTTGCGATACTACTTTGCTCCTAGAACCTTTTTCATTACATCCTCTACTACATCATATATAGCAGTAAGAATCTTTTCCTCAGTTCTCTCATTGATTATTGGAATGTCAATCTTTTCATTCAAACCGTCAATGATTGCCTTTTTTGTATCGTCATTAAACAAATGATCAGATACTATATCTACTAAGCTCATATTAACTCCTATTAAATTTGACTAAACAAATATCCAAATCCAGACATTAGGATAGTTCCTACCACTATTACGGCTCCCTGCAATCGATAAAAGTCTTTTGCTGGAACCATATTGGCCCTGATATGTTTGACATCAGTTTTGATCTCTTTTATATCGAGCTGGTTCTGTCTAGATACGCTGGTTGTATTAGCCATTATTTTTTACTTTTCTTTTCTTCGCTATCCTTAGCTTTGGATTCTTCTTCCTTAGCTTTATCAAGCAATTGTTGCGTTATTGCAACGGCTCCAGTTACTTGGTGAAAATTCACCTCAGCTTGTTTCTGCTGATCAGTTAATTGCTGTAACTGATCTTCTAGTTCGACTACAGTCATTTTATTATCTCCTATTTTGACTATTTGAAATTAAGAATATATTTTGTTTGTTCATAGTATTTTATATACCCCATTTAGTAGACCGTTCCCTTAGCATTTCGTTCCCCAAGTTTTCTTTCTATCATAATAATCAACAATTACGGCTGTTGGCCCTATCAAAAGGGTAGTCCAAAAAAGGATGATTATAAATTCTAACATTAATACTTATTCCCCCAAGTTTTCTTTCTCTCTGGTGTATCTTTTCTCACAGTTCCTGTGTGGGTAGTCCCACTAACCTCTTTACCGCCACCACCACTTCCACCTTTAACTGGCGTATATTGACGAACTTCTAAAGGTCTGTAACCATATATCATTCTGCTATCATTTCTATATCTATAATAGTGAGGATAATTGTACCGCACTATATACCCATCATAGATAGCTATCTTTTCTATGGGATTAACATCCTTCATCAGTTCAGCGACTGTTAGCCCTGCGAATAGACCAATGGCGAAGTATCCTATTGCTTTTAACATATGCGTAGTATTTTACTCACTTGCGTAGTAATGTCTTTTCAACATCTTTGATTGTAGCTCCCAATGCCGCATCATAAGCGGTTAGAATAGCATACATCTTAGAATTTTGAGAAGTATGAATAATAGAAGATATGTTATCTTCAATAC